CTTTACCTTTTAATTTTTTCTTACGATCTTTTGTTTTTTCGTAATCTGTAATTTTCTCATGCTCTAACAAAGCTTTAATAGAAGAAGCGGCCCATATATCTATACTAACATCAGTATGTTTTTTAATAATCTTTAATAAATTATCTCTACGTTTTTCTAAAAGTTTTCCAAGTACCTTAGCTTTTTCGACATCTATCCTAACGCCTTTAAACTTCATGTCAACTAAACAAGGAAATAATTTAGTTTCTAATTCAAATATTTTTTTACATGTTTTAAATTCTTTACTTCCATCTGCTTTAGTTTTTGTGTATAATACTTCGTCTAGTTTTTTTTCAAATAGCTCCCACAGTTTTAATGTTAAGTTAACATCTTGCTCTGCATAATCTTTTACTAAATGATGGGGTAGTTTGTGCATATTAGACATTGGATCTTTTATCATTCCATTAGACCACTCTAAAACTTTTTCAGCTAAATCATATTTGTATTTAGATTCTTTTAAATAATCTTTACTTATAGAATCTAAAGAATATCTCATTCTAGTTTCATCAATAACAGAAGCTGCAATCATGGTATCTAACAATTTACCTTTTAACATTTGTCCTGTAGCCGATCTAATCCAACAGACATCATACATAGCATTATGAAATACCTTAGTTATGTCCTTGTTTTGAAATACTTTTTCATTCAAATAATTCCAAGTTTCTTTTGTATTTAAATTATCTGTCATGTGATGAGCAATAGGAAAATAAAAAGTTTGATTTTTGGTAGCTATAGCTATGCCGGTAACAAAACCGTCTTTTCTAACTGCACCTGATCCTTTTGTTTTTAAATTAGGATCATATGTTTCTAAGTCAATTGCAACAGTATCTATACCTTCTAAATTTAACTCACTGAGCTGTGGAACGTCACACATTATTTATAATCCCTTTCTATTATCATTTCTAAGTAGTGAATAGCTTTCTCTATATCTTTTAACTCTCCTTTTGCCTTATGTCGACAAATATATTTAATTGCATTTCCTTCTGCAAAAAGTAATTTATTTTTATTAATAAATTCTGCTGGTTGAACCAGCATATCTTTATAATGTGTTCCTCCTACTTGTCTATCGGATGCTTTGATTTTCATTCTTCCTTCCTAATGTTAGTTTTCTTTGGGTTTGTAAACTCCAACAATCAAATATTCCTCGACTGTAGGCTGTGTAGGCTAGTCTTAATTGAGTAAACCATTTTTCGTGCCTGGTCATAGTGTGGTCTACAATAACATTATCAAATGTTAAACCTTTTACCTGGTGTATATTACCATATTTAATTTGAATTTTTTTATCGTAGTCAAAACCTTTAGCTATTATTTTTTTAATATAAATTAAATTTTCTTTAGTTGTTTTAGATGGAACTCTGACTAAATCAAAATCTGTGTATTGTTTACATTCAGGTTTTAAAAGACTTTTACTAATTAAATTATCAACTGTGTAATCCTCTTTTAACCATCCCTCAAAAACTTTAGGATCCTTTTTTCCTCTAACAATAACTTTACTACCCATGTAGTCCCAAAAGTTTTTTACTTGTGTAAGACTGACCGGCTTACCTTTTATAAACTCTGGCCATACATGGTGGGCTCTTATTTCTTTTTTGGATACGTGTGCTGTGTTGCTAACATGGGCATATTCTAAACCATGATAATCAAAAAATTTTCTACAACGAGTGTCTCCAGGTGTACCTCTAAAAGTAAATAAAAATGTTTGATTAGTATTGCGTATTTTATCTAATAATATATCTAAATGACTCGAACCCTTTAGATTAGCTAAATAATAACTGTTTCCTTTAATAACTTCTCCTATATGTCCCATAGCGTGCCTCTCAGTGTATGTGGCCGGTGTCCATACCCTATGAGACCCATAATGGTCCCAAATAGGTTTTATGATCTTCTTACAAAGAGTATTTATAGCTTCGCTACATCTTTTACCTTCTTCTAATTCGTGGTAGGGATTTGCTGCTAATTTATGAAAATACTCTGCATCTGATCCTGCATACTCAAATAAAGTTTGATCAGCATCTCCAACTAAATAATAATGTCCTTCTTTTACATTAGTTGCCATCTTATCAAGAGCTTTTCTTTGAGGTACATTACTATCTTGACATTCATCTATAATAATTGCATCTACATCTGGACACTTTACATCTGGATGTAAAAACTTTTCAACCATATCAGTAAAGTCACATCTTTTTGGAATTGAATTTTCTTTATATTCTTCATAAATTGGAAGTAATTCTTTAATCATTGGGAGAGAATAAGGAGCGTAATTTGTTTGATCACAAATCCTCCAATACTCATCTAAAGTTAAACCTCTTCCAGCTGCATCTGATCTAAATTTATATAAAGAATGCTTATCTACATCTCCTGAAGAATCTTTCGCAAATAATCTGTTTTGTAAAATTAAATTTTTATGATCCTCGTATTCAAATATTTCTTTTTTTAAATGTCTTTTCTTACAGTAACTATGAATAGTACAAATTTTATATTTCATACTTTTATCTGTAAAACCTCTTTCTTTCATTTCTGGTATTTTTAAAATTGCAGCTCTAATTTCATTAGCTGCTACATTAGTGTGAGATAATATAATTATCTTATCTGGATGATATTTAGGTAGTAACTCCTTTTGATAAAGGTCCACTATATATTCGTGGGTTTTACCTGTACCTGGAGGCCCAGCTATAAATCTAGGCTCTATCTTTTTCAAATTCATTTGTTAATTCCTTATTGTTTTCTGTTGATTTACCTTCCAAAATTATATCTTCATTTTCAATCTCCGGCTCTTCTATTACCCAAGAAACTAAAGATTTATTTTTGTGTTTTCCCGTTTTTTTTCTAGCTTTTAATATGTCTTGAATTTTCATGACAAGATCTACTCTTTTATAATTTACTTTTTGAACTTGTAAGTAATCTTCAAAACTGTCTAAATTAAATTCTAGTTCATCTGCTAGTTGATTTAAATAAGGCATGTTGTAATTAGCCAGTTCTTTTTTATCAGTGTACGCTTTTGATAATTTAATATAATTAGTAAAATATTTTTTAAATACTAAATTATTATTTGCTTCATCTACATAATCTTTTGATTTAGTCCTAGATTCAAAATTCATTCTCATTATTTCTTCAAATTGAGTAGCCTTCATTTTGGGAAGCCAAACTTGAGCTTGAGTTACAACAGCATCATAAAACTTTGCCTGGTTCATAAGCGTTGGTCCATCAACAACAATTGTCTTAGTAAAAGGTTCTCCTTCTAATTTACCTTTTACTTTTATTTTGTATCTGTCTTGGCCATATTCAACAATCTCGCCTATGGAGTCATCAGCTATTTGTTTAACTTCAACTAATGATTTATCTTGAACACCAATCCAACTAAATATTGTTGCAATACTTTCAGTTCGACATTCAATTATTTCTGCAAGTTTTGGCATACCAAAAGGTTTTTTAGATTTTCTAGTTGTTGACCCTTTAGTTTTTCTATTTTCAGATTCATCGTCATTAGATTCTACTGCAATGTCATAAATAAAATCATTAATTTCAGTGTCATCCCAATCGGTTTGCTTAATTAAAACTCCAGCGATAGCCGTACAATATTCATCTCTTTGACCTTTAGGTGCATATAAAATAGATAGAGCAGTAGCTAAAGCTATCTTTCTTAAAATTTTATTTAAGTTACCAACATATTCATTGAAACCTCCGTACTTTTCCCATCTTACATATTCTCTATCTTTACTATGTAATGATCCTGGAACTATTGTGTAACATGTTTCTGTACTTCTTATTTCACATAAGCATTGTCCATGTACAGCATGTTCAACATATCTTTTTAATTCGTTTGGTAATGAGAATTTTTGTGCAGGTAATTTTCCTTTAAACCAGTAATGACTAGCCGGATTATGTTCTCTACCGGATATAGTGACACAATTTGTTAAATATTTATTTGCAAAAACTTTTGCACGACTATTATCAAGATCTAAATCAACTGTGTTATCTAACCTTAATCCTATTTCTTTGTCTGAGTATTTGTTTTTCCATTCTTCTTTCGTTATTTTAAAATTTGGATCACTCCATTTTTTTACGGTAGGTCTCCCTACCTCACATGGAACCAAAATATATCCGAGATTGTACCAATCTTCGTAAGTAATTGGGCCTTTATTTATATTTTTAATTTCTTGCATAATTTTATTACGGGCGGATCCACTCTCGCTTAGCCGCCCATTCCCTAGGAACTTATAAAACTATTTTTTCAGGTTTTGGTTGTTCTTGATTTTCAGGTTTAGCTGCAATATCGCCAGCGCTTACACGCTCTCCGAAATTTTTAGCCATATCATAAACACCTTTATCTGATACCGGACCAACTTGTGATACGTCCCATCCAAACCATGTTCCTTTGTCATTTGACATCTGAACAGTCTTTAGTTTGTAAATGTGGCTATATGTTGGTGGCGTAAACATACCATTTTTACCTTGTAGTTTAATACCCATCATCATTGAGTTCCATTTTCTACTAATTTTTAATTGAGTAGCTCTCATAGAAATCAATGCTGTTGTAGGGGATTTGCCTAACATAAGCACAAAATGATT